AGTAGAAGGAGCTGAGCTCTGTTCTTCCATCTGTAGGTATTCATCATTCACGAAATCTGAGTATTGGTTAAAGAACTCTTCATTGTTTAGACAGTTAACAGCTAAGTTTTCAGCTAAGTTACCATCATAACCTCTAAGTCTAACTACACCAGTTAAGGCGTAGTCAGCTGCGGTTGAACCAGAAGAACTTGTTACAGAAAAAACTGTTTCGTATTCTGTCCCCCACCCTACAACAACAATGGTTGGAGTGTTGTCTGGTACTGCATCTACTAAGAGAGAACCAGCTGCTGGATCAGAAATCCAAGTAGATCTAAGATTAGCTCTAAATTTATCATTTGCTTGTGCTATTGCCACTTTATACCTCCAATTTCTGTTTGAAAGAGCCGTCATTTATTTCTGACTCTGACAATCTTAATAAATTAAACCCACAAGCACTTAGATATGCGTTTTCAGCCTTGTCTTTTTTAACAACCCTATCTAGTGAGTGCCAATAATTACCATCAGCCTCTACAATTAGATTGAGACTTGGAACATACGCATCAACTAAAAACTTGCCATTTATTAACTTTTGCTTCTCAAATAACAATCCCCTGTCTTTAAGCTCCTGATATAGTTTTTTCTCAATAGATGTCTCTCCCTGACTCTGGCTAATAACACCCAAATTACCAGCAAACCTTCTTTGTTCTGTGGTAATAGTCTTTTGGTAACAACTCATGCACCTAGTAGACTTCCTATTAGTCAAAACAACATCACAGTCAGGACAATTCTTTAGTGGCTTCTTGTTGTGTCCACCAGTTTTTCTATCTTTTAAGATCATCTTACGATATTCAGGATCAGCCCACTTAGCCTTCATTCTAGCTGACTGCTCTTCTCTCTGTTCGCTGGTGTAAGGTTTTCTGCCTCTGTTTGCCATATATTCCTTATATTAGTTTATTTGTTGTTTGTTTGTGTCTAAACAGCTAGCTCCCTTAACTTCATACCAAAAGTTAAAGGTCTTGTGCTCTGTGAGTAATAAATATAAACTCCAATTAAAGAAATTTCATCCTCAACACCATCATTTTGAATATTAAGTTTAACCCAAAATAAATCTTTTTGTTTAAGGTTGATGTAACGAAGATTAACTGTTGAGCCAGCATCATCTTGAGTCATCATGCCAACCTCTTGATCGCCCCATTCATCATTACCAAATCCAGATAAGGTAGCTTCTTGTGTAATCAGTAAACGTGGGTCACTCTCAATTCCTTTATTTCCAGCCTTAATCACACCAACAGTGGTGTTATTGCCAGTTAAAGAACCAAATACTAGAGTACATTTATCAAACTTCTTGAACTGGTCAGGAAGCTTCATATCATACTGTTTAGTAGAGATAGAAAGAGTAATTTTAGTTTCGTAAGTTGTGTCGCCAGCATAGTCTTTTTTACCAGTAAACATCTCTAACACATCAGCCGTGATAGCTGATCCATAGTAAAGTCGTTCAATGTTATCTACTGGAGAAATATATTTAGCAAATACTTTTGGATAGACTCCAGTCCACATTGCCCAAGAGTTATATCTCTCGTCATAAGCTAGGATAGCATTATTACCCTCACCAGATGCAGTCGTTGAAATACCAAACAAAGATAAAGATTTGTAGAATATTCCACAAACATCATCAATATTGGTTGCCGTAATCTGTTGAACTATAGAATTAGCTCGAAGTGACAGCACAGAATACCTCAAAATCGTGCCGTAATTGGCTTCGTTACCGATTGTAGAGGCTCCATCACGACTCCAGAACCTTAGATTGTTACCAGCTGTATGAGGAGAGAACCTAGAGATAGAACCAACAGCAATATTAACATCAGTGATAGTTCCCTCTGCTATGCCATCAGCTCCAACTGTGAATTGAAATTTACCAAATACTTTATCCTTAAAAACAAATAATGAATTTTCATTAGAAGCAACGTGATCTTTAATAGCTCTAATTTGAGTGCCATCTCCCTGTCTATAAGGTACATAACCGCCACCATCAGGCAATCCAAAATTACCAATCTTATCAAGTCCTCCATCCCAAGCTAGAACATCATTACCAAGCTCGGTAGTAACTCCAATTAAACCACCACCATAAAAATCTAGTAATGAGAAATGATAGCCGATTGTGGTGTTATCTTCTGGAAATTCATAAAAAGTATCAGTTCCCAAATCACCTTTATCTGCATAGGTAGTTGTTTTTGGATCAACTGAGTCAAGGAAAAATCCTTCACCCTGTCTGTTTGATTTAAAAATACCAACACTGGTACAGGCAGCTGGAGCAGCAGGAAGTGTAATGGTTAAATAAGTATCCTCATCAAGAAGTTGAGGCATATTCTGAATCCAACCAGTGCCAGAAGCTTGCACATCTGGGTCTGCTGCTGGTGAAGCTTCTGTGCCCCCAGCATCATTATACCAAGCATAATAATAGTAGTAAGGAGTTGACCCTGAGCCAGATCCAGTCTTAGCAATAGTTGGATAAGCAGTTGGATCATCTAATTCTGTGTTAATATGCCAACCATCTTCATCTAGCCAAACAAGGTCATCAACTTCATTAGCAAAATAAACTTTAGAATTAGCTTGAACAATCCAAGTAGTAGAAGTAACATCAAAAGTAGGAACTCCAGTAGTAAATGTTGGAGTAGATCCAGAATATCCATCTGGGGCTGTGGCTGATAAATCATCCCAAATCTTAGCACTAAAGTCATAATACTCAGGGATACCAGTGTCAGAAATACGGATAAAATAGTCTTCGCCACCAATGCTATAAGTTTCACCAAGATTTAAGATCTCAGTTCCACCATCAGAAGGAGAGCCAATAGCTTTAGTTCCCTGTCTTTTTGAAATAGTACCATATTGAGAATAAATACCATTTAACAACTCAGATAGCTCAGTATCTTTAATAGTTGATGGATGGGCTAGGGTATTCAAACCCTCTGGGAACCCATCACTACCTGATCTTTTAATTGGTGGGTTCTGTCTTTTTGGTTGTTTAACGTACATAAAGTATCTTTAAGTCCTAACATTACGACCAGGACGATTTGTATAGTAACTTCTAGCTACTGCTAATCTGTCCACTCTATTAGTTTGTTGTTCGCTGCTAGTTAATAATTCACTTTTATCTGGAATAACCTCAAGAGACATATATTCTAAAAATCTATTTTCAGCATCAGCTTTAGCATCATCTTGAGACCCAGCTTGATTAGCCTGTCTAAAGTATTCGGCTAGTGCTGAAAAACCAATCATATCTCCTGGGAGAATGAGCTTATCATCTGCTGCGTTAGGAATAGGAGGCATAGCAAAGTACCAAAGAATCACAGTAGCATCTGTCTCTTCTACTGCGTTATCAAATCTCATTTGCCATTTACCAAAGTTTTCATCGTCAGGATCACCAATCATCTCTATAAAGATAGTTTGGTCATCGCTATTACCTGGTTCATTCCAGTCAACACTGTCAACAATACACATATAGAGCCCATTAGGTTTAAAAAACCTATCAGGTAGAACATGTGTCTCATCTCCTTCTGTCAGGGTGATTACCTCTCTAGTAAGAGTTCTTCGCCAGAATCCTCTCCTAGCGTATTCTTCATATTTGTTTTGAATCCACATTACCCATTCTGCGTACTCAGTTGAGTCTGAATCTGGTACTGAGCCTCCAGCTTGAGGAGCCATAAAGTCTAAAACGTCTTGTAAGGTTTGTATCGTGGTTGAAGCGGAAGTGTATGCCATATATCCCTAATAATAAAGTTTTTACTACCTATTTGTGCCTAAATACAACAACCCACTCCTTTTTAGGGAAGTGGGTCATCTGACTACTTCATAATCTTATCCTAGGCGGGGTAAGGGAATGTTGCATTGTCAGCGGTGTAAACTTCAACCAAATCCATGGTTAAGCTTGCATCGTATGTTTGACCATTCGTGAAAGTGCGGGTCTCAAGATTTTCATCTTGATCTCTGCCTAATACGAAAGTGGTGTTACCTACTGCTGTGCCCATAATTATCTTTCTAAGAGAGGGGATGGTGGGAACCATCCCCGTATTCTCTATATTTTTATATTAAAGTCCCAAAATTAAATAGTGTTTTGATAAGCATGCTCCCCATGATACTTCTTAGCAGCTTTGTTGTAAGCGATAGCAGCCTCTTTTTGAGTCTTATAGTAACCAATGTTTATTAGTTTTCCATCAACTCTAATAAGACTCTGATACCTAGTAACAGTTTTATGTTTCCTGGTGTAAACACCAGTGCATTTCTTTCTGCCACCACGCCTTCTTATATTGTCTTTATTAGTAATATGTCTTAGATTCTGTCTAGTGTTATCAAGCTTGTTGAAGTTAATATGATCTGTAGTAAAACCTTCTTTTGGATCAAGTACCATGCAGTGCATGAGTATTTGACCTTTGTCTGGTTTTTTACTTACATATTTTCTATTCCTCTGGGCGTAGCCCTTATGGTTTAGATACCAACGATATTTGACTAACTTTTCATAGTCTTCATCATCTACTATGCAATATAAGTTTTTACTTCTTCCACTAAGATATATTTTCATAAATATATTATAGCACAAGGTTGTACTTATTTCACTATTCAATTTTTAATGTGCGTCTCTCTTTCTAAGTGAGACCCAAGTTGTACATGTAGACACAAGCTTCAGGAATGTCCATCTTGAAGGTGTATTCACCCAAGATTTGCCATCTGTAGCTGTCACCAAGCTTAGCGAGAGGTGATGTGAACCATCCTCGTTTTTGCATTGGCTTGTATCCGACCATGGATTCATCTACAAAAAAGATGTAGCTGTCCATAACTGTACCCATTCCTTGAAGTTGAACTACGTCAATTTCGCCGAACGTGTGAGACAAATAAGTCTTCACAACTCCTACTCCACGAGATTTCTCACGAAGAACAGTTCTTGTGGCATCGTCTTGGATATATTTAAACTTCTTCATGAAAGCTGGAGTGACATACATCACTGGCTTATTGAAAGCTTTTTCGGCAATTAAGTCGAGTGCGTCATCAATAGCATCTTCTACAGCTCTATCGGAAGCCCAAATGTCTCCACCAAAGTCAACTGCGTTCGCAGAAGCATAAGTGTCGATCATAAACTTCATTCCACCCATGGTGGTTAGTTTACGAGCTTTGTCCTCGGTTCTTACACCTACGACTAATTGGCGTTGAAGTTTCTCAACCAATTCACTTTGCTTTCTAGCGATAAGTTGAGCAGAGCTCTCCTCACCTCTAATCATTGCAGCGTGTTCAGTCCCAGTTAGATCAATAACATCTTCTAAAATAGAAGTGAAGTTATAATAATCTACAAATGGAGTGACTACCATATCATCAGCGATTTTACCTTGAGGGGTAGCTCCACCAATAACAGACACAACTTCGTTGTTCACCATAGTAGTCTGAGCAGTAGATCCTGTTAGGAATCTAAAGGTAACATTTACGCCACCTCCTACTGATTCTACAATGTACTGTGATCCAGCTGAATCTTGGAAGACATCATCCACATTGAATACTCCAGCATCATTAACAACGATGACTACGCCATCAGCTGCACAACCTACATTAACTGTAGACTGCAACTTTCTGTTGTCTCTGACACCCCATTCATATTTGT